CAGTTATAGATTTTGAGAAAAGACATATTGTTCATTGTAGTAAAAAGTTTGCTAACAATACTGAACTATCCAAGACGTTTGATCTAACACAAGAAAATGTGGATAAGATGATGAACTTTCAACTATTTAAATACGAAAGTTATTGTGTAACTTGTACAGAATGGCAACAACCAAAAGGTCATTTCCCTATGAGAAAATATGCAGGATTATTAAAATGATAAGCACAGTTGATATTTCAGTAACCAATCTTTGTAATATTAAATGCCCACAATGTAAAAGAACAGATCCAAATGGACTAAAGGCTCATAAGTCACTTCCATTAACTAGTTGGACATTAGAGGAATTCCAAATTGCTTTTCCAATAGAAGATTTAGACAATACAGGAGAATATAGTTTTTGTGGTTTATGGGGAGATCCTTTAATGGCTAAAGATATAAAAAAAATAATATATTACATAATAGATAATTCAAAAAAATGTAAAGTATCAATAACAACAAACGGTAGTATTAGAAAAGAAGACTTTTACGAAGAAATAGGAAATTATTGTGGTAAGAGATTAATAATCATTTTTGATATTGACGGTATCAATGAAGAAATGCATACCAAATATAGACGTGGAGCTTCATTAAAAAAATCTTTAAGTAATATGTATGCTTTATCAAAAACATCTGCATTTCCATTATCTCAAACAATTATATTTAAACATAACCAAGATTACAAAGAAGAAATATCAACTTTGGTAAAAAAATGGGGTTCTCGTAACCATGAGTTTTGTTTATCCGATAGATTTGACACCGGAAAATCAAAATGGTATTTTATTAATGAAAACGGCGAAGATGAATACTTGGAAAAGGCGACTGATAAAACCGTTCAAATAGCAGTGGATAAGTATATAAAAAATGACTAAAAGTATTATTTGTAAATGGAAAAAAGTTAATAGATGTTTAATTCAACCCGACGGACAAGTATTTCAGTGTTGCTTTTTTAAACTACATTTTATAAATGATAAAGATAAAGAAAAAATAGACGGTAGATCACACCCTATAATGAAAGAATATATACAAGTAAAAGAAAAATATAATATAAAAAATGATTCGTTAAAAAACATATTAAACAAAGATTGGTTTAAAAAAACACTACCAAATAGTCTTATTAATTATGAAACTGCACCCGAACCTTGTAAACGAGTTTGTACAATTGAAAAATAATATGAAAAAAATATATTCAGTAGCATTAAACTTACATGATCATAACACATATGATGGTGTATGGCATAATCAAAGAGAACGAGAAACTAGATTTAAACATAATCTGCCTTATCATGCCGAAGCATATGCTCATCAATCAGATATACTTAATCCAGCAGACTATCGTTTAAATGATGAGTTTGTAAAAGATTATTTTAAAAAGAGAGATGGTGTTCTAGCATTTACTTATACTTATGGTGGTATCAGAATGTGTAAAGAGTTATTACCACAAGGTATATTTGATTATGAACCTAAAAAATTGTGGGACCATTACTTCAAAGATGATATGTACTTTATAGACCATCATCAATCACACGCTACATATGCCTTTATTAATTCAGGTTATAAACAATCAGACATACTAGCGATAGATGGTATAGGGTCAAAATATAGATGTGTATTCTTTGATAAAGACCAGAACTTAATTGATCTATCAGATAAGTTACCAATTGGTTGGTTATGGAATCATATGTCTAACTTAACAGGATTTGGAACACTAGGCGCAAGTAAACTTATGGGTAAAGTTGGTTATGGAAAATATAATCAATACTATTATGATACGTTTGAAACTATACTAGATGGACCTATTACAGAAAAGAAACAAAAACATTTTCAACATATCAAATTAGATAGTATAGATGACTTGGCGTTTACTCTACAGAAATTTACAATAGATAAGATAAAAGAATTTGTTTATCCTCTAAAGTCTTGTGATAATCTATGTATCGCAGGTGGTGTGGCATACAATGGTTATATGAATGAAGAATTTACTAAACACTATACTAATGTTCATGTTCCACCGGCAATAGGAGACGAGGGACAGGCCATAGGGGCGTATCAACATGCTGATTATACTTTGAATAACAATATACATGTTGCTGAAACATTTGCTGGTAAAGAGTATGATTATGTTGGGGAAGAAAGAGTTAATTACAAAGAAGTCGCTCAAGCAATCGCCGATGGTAAGATAGTGGGTTGGTTTCAAGGTAAATCAGAAAGTGGTAATCGAGCATTAGGTAATAGAAGTATATTAGCAGACCCTCGTAATCCTTTTATTAAAGATATCATCAATAACACAATTAAAATGAGAGAAGACTTTAGACCATTCGCACCTGCTGTATTAGAAGAACATTACAAAGAATACTTTAATACAAATAGTCCTAGTCCTTATATGAGTAGAATATGTAAAGTTAAAAAAGATACTGTACAAGGTATAACTCATATAGATAACACTGCTAGAATACAAACTGTTAATCAAAAGTTTAATGGTAAATTCTATAATATAATAAATGAGTTTTATAAGATTACTGGTGTGCCTATGTTATTGAACACAAGTTTTAATTGTCAGGAACCTATTGTAGAAACACCTGAACATGCTATAAGAACATTTAAAAGAACAGCATTAGACCTGTTAATAATTAACGATTGGATAATTAGAAAATGAAACATTTTGATTTATTAGAAACAAAAAGAAAACATGTAAAAACTTATAGTGATAAAGTTCCTGAAAAAGAATTGATAGAAAGATCATTATGGAAAGCATGGAAAACATCACCATCTAAAAATAATGCAATGGCATATCAGGCACTTGTGTGGGGACCAGAAAAAGAAATACATAAAGATGCAATACATAGTTTAGTTGTGAAGTGTCATGCAGATGTTGAAGATAAAGCAGTTAAAGATGGACAATCAACAAAAACTCAAGGCGCAAAACTAGGTAACTATGAAAATCCATATTATAGACATATAAAGGAAAATCCATATCTAATAACAATACACAGCAGACTTTCCACACCAAATGAATACTACAAAAAACAAGTTGAAACAGGACATTTTTATGATCAAGGATCCAAAGATCATATTGAACAAATAATTGATAGTGTTGCTGTTGAAGTTGGTATATTTGTTGCTAACTTAACAAATTATTTACTAGAAGAAGGATTAGATATTTCTTACAACTCTTGTTTTAAGAGAAGACCTGAAGATTGGCATAAAGTGGGACTAAATATGATTGACACTAGACCTATTGTTATGATAAGTTGTGGATATGCTGAAAGATATAGACGTGAAGATTTAAAACATTTAAAAGTTGAACATGAAGACATAAAACCGAAGATAGAGGATATAGTAAAATGGATATAAATGAAATACTAGAAGAAATATTTACTAAAGATATTGATAAAATAATATCAAAACAAGAATTAATAGGTATAAGATTAAGTGGAGGAATAGATTCAGCATTCATGTGTTACTTAACAATGCAAAAATATCCTCACATAAAATTACTACCTATCACAATGTATAATAAATTAAAACCAGCAGCTCAAAAATCTGTTGCTAGAGTTTTAAATACTTTGAAAATATTAAATCCAAATTCAAACCTTTTAGACAATACGGAAACAGCATTTTTTGATACATCTGGATTTGTTAAAACAGAAAAAATGATTGAAGATTTTGAAAAATATGGAATAAAATATAATCCTAAAGATGTCTTTCAGAGAAAATGGTTTTATAGTTTATGGCCAAAATATCCAAATATGAATATGTATTTTTCAGGTGAAACTTTAAACCCACCCATAGAAGAACAACCTAAGATAATTACTGGTGAAAACAGAAAGTTTCCAAAAGACAGAAACGTTAAAAGAGAAAAATTATATTCTATAACTAAAAACAAACATTACGGTAGTTTTAAATATGAATTTAGACCTTTTCGTAATAAGAATAAAAAAGAAATAGCTAAATGGGTAAAAGATTTAGGTCTTTTCAATACATTATTTAAGGTTAGTGAAACTTGTGAAACTGAAATAGAAATGTATGGAGAATATGCAAAACCAGATTTCTTTAATTTAACTTATAAAGAACCCGGAGTAGAAGCTTGTATGAGATGTTGGCCATGTAGAGAGAAATATTGGGCATATGGATGCTATGATTTTATGAAAGAAGAAACAGATGATAGATATAAAATTATTTAAAAACATAATGGCAGAGGCCAGACATAATGATGATCTTTTGGATTCATATAGTCCTAATCAATTTAAAACTAAAGAAAAATTAGTAAGTATGATATATAACCATATTGATATAAATTCTAATAGTGAAATAGTTATTTTTGGTGGTTGGTATGGTAGTATATTAATACCAATGTTTAAAGATGTTAAAAAAATTACTTTGATTGATAAAGATGAGAATGTAATTAATATTGCTCGTAATAGATTATTCAGTCATTATAAGAATGTTGAATTTAGAGTACAAGATGTATTTGAATATAACAAATTAAATCAGTATAGAACAGCTGATCTTTTTATAAACACTTCTTGCGAACATATGCCATCTATGAAAGATTGGCCACTGTGGGATTGGATATTATATAAAAACAATCCATACTTTGCCTTTACTTCAAATAACATGACGGATATAGAAGGACATGTTAATTGTATTAATAGTATAGAAGAATTTGAAAAACAATTACCAGTTACATCAAAGGTCTTAGATAAAAATGAAGTTACAGATGAAAGAGGAACAAGATTTTTATTGGTGGGTAAGATATGAAAAGAGTAATATACAGTTTGTATGTTGACGTGCCAGCAAAAGAACATTATGGTAATTCTAAAATAAGACATGATACAACTGAAAAGGCTAACATAACTGTTAATGCTTTTAAAAAACATTACAAAAAATTAGTTGAAGTTAAAAAGATATATGCTGAAAATATAGATGTAGATTTTATAATGTTTGAGTATGACGAACAATACAAAACATTTGAACAAAACTTCTTAAAAGACTTTCCTATGTTTACTGGTTATGAAGTTATTAACTTCTATAAAATACACTTACTTAATGAACTATCAAAGACTTATGATGAAATATTATACCTAGACTTTGATGTAATACCATTAACAGATGAGTCTTTCTTTGATGTATGGGATTTGTCTAAAGGTATTTGTGTATATAATAATAACAGTCATGTAATTAGAAAAATGGAAGTAAGTCATAGTATTAGAAGTCCGTCAGCAAAATATTTTAATTGCCATGCTATGCTTTTAGAAAATGGTTTAAATCCTAAAAATGATGTTATCAACACAGGTATTATTGGTGCCAGAAAAGAAGATATTATAAAATTAGATTTCTTTGGTGGTTTTAAAGACACGATTGACCTAATGACAGAATTAAGAAAAGACACTAGTGGGTTATATTCACAAAACATTATTGATATGTTTAGATATGATAACGAAACTATCTTCTCATATAAGAAACAAATAAACAATGTACCTATTCAATGGTTAGATGATGAGTGGCATTACTTCCTAGATATACAAAAATTTATACCTAAAAATATTAAGTTAGTACATTGTATTTGTAAAGACTTTGATTTAGTTTGGAGAAGATATGCTTAAAATATGTACTGTATATTTCAAAGGTTTCTACACACCCGACTATGTAAGTAAATTATATAGAAGTCTAAAGAGAAACAGTACAGTGCCTTTTGAGTTTATATGTTTAAGTGATACTAATGATATCGAGGCAGATGTTATATTACCTTACAACCATCATAGTGATATAAAGAAACACTGGCATAAGTTAAAGTTTTTTAGTCCTCAATTTGGAGGTCAAAAACCAGGTGACGATATTATCATAATGGATATAGATCAAGTTATTACAAATAATGTTGATAAAATATTGTCATGGCAAGTAAAAGATAAAGAATTATTAACATATGATTCTTGGTGGAACAACAAACCTAATTCATTTGCGAAAAAAGATCCATTACCTATTAATGGAGGTTTCTATAAGTTTAAATCAGGTAGTCTAAAAAGTATATGGGACGACTTCTCATTAAATCCTAATTATTGGCAGTTGCATTATTATAATAATGGAGATGTACATTACAAGTATTATGGAGAACAAAATTATGTTAATTGGAAATTAGAAGAATATAATTTTAAAATATCTAAACTACCAGGACAATGGTTAATTAAATATACTGATAACACTAAAGAAATGGTGGAGTTAAATATGATGTATTCTAAAAGATTTAACACAGATTATATGTTATTAGATGATGTTAATGAAAGTGTAAAGATGGTTCATTTTTTAGGAATAAATAAAGATATGCACACAATTGAAAATAGTATAACTAAAAAGTATTGGAAATAATGAAAGATAATAAAAGTTTTAAAGATAAAAGTATGACGGCTGTTGCGAACAGTAGTCCAGGTAATGTAGATACTTCAGATTGGTTTTCGAAGTTATCAAGTCAAGGTGAAGATCGTAAAAAAGATCCAAACTCTCTTATGAATAGAGCAAAAAACAAAGATAGTTGGTTTTGTGTACACCCTTTTGCTGAAATGTTTGTGGAACTAGATGGTTCATATAAAGCATGTTGTTTAGCAGGTAAAAGTGATAAACATAATATAAACAATACGTCAATAAAATCATGGATGGAAGATAGTGATTACCTGAATAATTTAAGAAAAGAAATGTTAGACCCCTCAAAAGGTACTAAAGCTATAAACAAACATTGTATAAGATGTATTAGTGATGAAAAAAGATATGGTAAATCAAGAAGAACACATCATATGTGGAGAGAGTCAAACACTAAAGGACGTTGGGACGCCATAGAAAGAAATGTAAGAATGTTTGAAAAAACAGGTATGTGGACTTTTGATGAAAGAATAATGCAGATACAACTAAAGTCTTTTGGTATCGAATGTAATTTAGATTGTCATATGTGTAACCATGACAGTTCATCTATGCGTATTGATATGATGAATAAACATAATGTTTATAGTGAAAAAATGTTCGGTTCAATGAAAAAAACAAATCATAAAATTAAACTTGTTGAAGATAATTTAAACAAAATAGATAAGAAAGATGTAACTGAACAAATAAAACAATTAGCACCATACTTAAATAGTATAAAAATTATTGGTGGTGAACCATTAATAATGAAAAAATATTTTGATTTTTTAAGTGAAATTGTAAAGACAGGTGAAGCACCAAACATTACAGTTAAGTTTCAAACTAATCTTACAAAATTAGGAGATGGTAAACATAAATTTATAGACTTTATTCCTAAATTTAAACAAACATCATTTACTGCTTCTATTGACGGAGTAGACCAATATGCTGAATATTTAAGAAGAAGATCAAACTGGAAAGAAATAGAAGAAAATATAAATCTATTAAACTCTGATAAATATAAAGGTAAAGCATTTGTAGATGTCAATTCTGTTGTTACATGTTTTAGTGTAATACATTTTGATAAAGTTATCAAACATTGTAAAGAAAATCCTGGAATAAGAAGTGCTGGTTGGTTGATGATTGAAAGACCTAAATCATTAAGAGTAAATAACTTACCTAAAAAATTAAAAGATCAACTTATACCTAAATATGAGGGTTGGCCTGATATACAAGCTGCTTTACGAATGCCGGAAGAACCTGATAATGATTTCCAAGACACTTTGAACTACATGTTACAACAAGATAAAGCATACAAAGGAACTAAATGGGAAATGAATCTTTTTGATGTATTTCCAGAATTAAAGGAATATTACAATGGTTGATACAGAAAAAGAAAAGAAACTAATAAAACAAATACAAAAATGCCAAAGAAATTGGGATTATTCAAAAACAATACCTCAGGCACATATTGATTACCTTTTATGGGTGGCTAAAAATGCACCTTCTAAACAACACGAAGCTTATTATGATATATACTATTCACATGATAGAAAAACTATAAAAGAACTTTATAATTGGACATGGGGTAATACTTATGGTGGAGAATTTAATAATAAACCACCATCAGCATGGAGAAATAGTCAAATGAATGCCAATTTTTTTATGTTATTTGTTATAAAGCATCCACCAACCTTTAATAATTCTATGGTTGATGGAAGTACAGTTAAAGGAGGTCACCCTCCAAGATGGGATAATGGACTAGTTGCCGTAGGTACCGCATTAGGTTTGACTATGAGAGCAGCTGCTGAATTAGGATATTATACTGGTTGTAATAAGAATAATAGTAATGGTCCAGATTGTGATTTTTATTGGGAGAAAAAATTAGGTATATATGAAGATGTGCACGTACATAAAACAAAACAAATGTTGTATGGATTAGGAATAGGATTTCCACAAGAAGGAAAACCTAGAAATGAATCAGATGATTACGAATTAGTTATTGGAGCTGCTAACGGACACAATCTATCTTTAGAGGATAAAGGAGAAGAAAGAGATATTAGAGGTTGGAAATATAGACAAGTTAAAATGGTCGATATAAGATATTCAGATAAAGCAGTTGATCCTTATGGAAATGTACATGAACTTCCTGAAAAAAATTTAGCACATCTAAACTCACACCATTTCCGTGATATAAAAGTTATTGAGATTAAATGAGAATAATTTGTTGTAAATTTGGTAACAAGTTTAATCAATGGCATGTTGATAATCTTAAACATATGATAGACAATTACTCTGGTCTAAAGTATGATAGTTTTGAGGTTATAGAAGATGACATATATGGTAATTGGTTTAATAAGTTTCAAATGTACGATAGGTTTAGAGATGGTGAAAATTTATATTTTGATTTAGATATGATTATCTATGATACATTACCTAATCTAATTAGAAAAAACTTTACACTACTAAACGACACATGGTGGAGAGAGACTGCTCATACACCTTTAAACTCGTCTATTGTATCATGGACAGGAGATGTATCATACATATGGGATAAGTTTAAGAAAGACGATTTAAATTATATTAAAACTTATACTAGAGGAAGTGATGAATGGTATTACAAAAATATTAAATACGAAACATACGATAAAGTATGTCCTTCAATTAAAGATTACCTCTATCAAAAACCGCCACAATTTAATGTTTGTACATTAGGTCAAATGCACCATTTACAAGAAAAAGGTTGGTCTGGTTGGTATAGTGATTATTTCTTACAAAACAGTCAATTCTAAATCGCTAAACTCTTTACAAATTTCTATACCTAAACAATTGTACGCTCTCATATGTTTATAGAGTTGAGCAACTCCTAATATATTTCTTTCAAAGTCATTTATACCTTTATGTTCATATTCAGCACACATAGGCAAATATATCTTTGTTTTATAACCTTTCATAGTCCAGAAATACGCTCCTAAACTTTCTTTTTTAAACACACAACCTGAAGTGTTGGTGCCTGTTATAATAACTTGATCTATATTTTTAGGTATTTCATCAACCCAGGTAAAGCCATTATATACAGCCATACTCTTTAACTCTTGTAATCTTAAATCTTTAGGGTCAATATAATTAGTGTAAAATGATGTTTGTTTTCTATCTATATGTGATGATGATATAATTTCAGTAAGATAAGAATATCTTAAACTATCGTTATATTTATCTGTGGTCAAATTAGGGTGACCATAGAAATCAATCAATATAATTAGTGTCTTCACTTACCCTTGATAATATTTAAAGCTGTTATAATAGTGTCTATTTTATTTTTAGCTTGCCTTAATTTTTTTTTACCTTCAATGTCGTCAGATTCACTAATAGATTTTTCTTCAAATAAAGCTAACTTTAAAGCAAAATTATGATCTACATTATCGACATCTCGTAATAAAGATTTTATAACAGCAGGATAAAATTTTGTATCTAGTTTATGAATATCTTCATCAAGCACAAGACCAGATTCTTTAACAAATTTCATTGCTTGTTCTTTATATAATTGATGTTGAGTTTTGTTTTTTTCGTGTGTAGACTCATGTAATTGATCAAGTGACATAAATTTATTAAGCGCTTGATATTGAGGGTTTTCTTCTTTGAATGGTATGATAGTAGTAAATACAGACTTCTTATCTTCCGTTGTTGTTTGTATTTCTATATTCA